CCATCATCGCTATCCGTAGACGGTAATAGTGATTTGATTTCATATGCAGACCATGCTGATTGGCATTTCAATTCCTCTGATTTTACTGTTGACTTCGTAGTGAAACATGCTGCAGTTAGTAAACGGCAAACGTACTTCAATCAGTATGAGTTGAGCACACGAGAATGGTCTCTTGAGCTTGTCGTAGATAATAAACTTTGGCTGTGGCATTATTATAATGGTGCACAAGTAAATATTAAGACAACTAATGCTGCTATTACAGACACCGATGAACATCATGTTGCTTTTGTGCGTAGTGGAAACAATGCTTATATATTTGTAGATGGTGTATCTCAAGCACTAACAGAGACTACTTCATTCTCTGGTGCTTTGAGTAATATAGCCAGTATCTTACGAATTGGTGCTAATAACTACGGCGGTGCTTTAGGTGAATATGTTGATGGTCACATGGATGAAATTCGTATTTCGCACACTGCGAGATGGACGAGTAATTTCACTCCTCCAAATGCAGCATATGATAGTATAACGATGGAGCTTGCGACATTAGAATTAGCTTTAACACAACACGCTCCGGAAGTACAAGCTGGCTGTACAGTTGCACTTGCTACGCAGGCACTTACTTTGACACAGCATGCTCCAAGTTTAGTATATGACTTTACAGTATTCCCAGCGACACTAGCGTTGGCTTTAACCCAACATGATGTTTTAGCATATCCGCTAATTACAGTTGAACTTGCAACACAGGCGTTAGCTTTAACACAACATGCACCAAGTTTGTCATACGACTATATAGTATTCCTTGAAACACAAGCGTTGGCTTTAACACAACACGCTGTTTTAGTAGCCATCGATGCAACTATTTTACTCGAGACACTACAATTGATAGTGAGTCAATGGGCACCAGAAATAAAAGTATTCTATATTACTATACCAGCATTTATGGAAGCCGACCTTATCGACCCATATAGCGGTGGTGCATGGTTATGGCTTATTGAAGTTATCATTCCTAATTATGATACGGTACGAATAGCAAAGAATACTGTGGATGTGATTTACGGTGGAGATAATTTTCTAAAAGGTAACATTGATATTGGTAAGTTAGCACTTTCAAGCGATGGAACAATTCCACGAATTGCACTTCGGATTGCACAGGATAGCGTTCATAATTTGGAAGCAATAATGAATGCAACACAAGGTTTTGCAAATAGTACCGTTAAGGTAATCCGTACTTGTGAAAAGTATCTTGAGACACCTGTTCGAAACCTCGAAGCAACTTATTCGGTACGCATAGCCGGAAGCGATAGTGCATGGTTAATGTTAACACTTGGTATTCCTAATCCATTATTACAAAGGATACCGCTTGAGTTATATTCTTCGTCAGTATGTGAATTAGCAACACCAACATTATTTAAGGGAGTCAAATGTCAATATGCTGGTGATGATACTTTTTGCACTGGCTTATTTGAAGATTGTTGGGCTAAAGGTAACGCTCAACACTGGGGTGCAGAATTAGGTCTCGACCCAAATTCTGTAAGGATATAATTATGGAAGCAATATTAGCACAAGGTTTTTGGATGGCATTAACATTGCTATTCGAAATGTACTTTTGGAAAGTAGTTGTAGCCGCAGCTTTAGCCTACGGTTTATATTTTGGTGGTCAACTCCTTATAAAAGAACCGCAGGATGCACCAGGCCCAGGACCGAATGCACAAAGTCGTAGTTGGTATCCACGCACGACACAACAAATAGGCATCCCACGTCCTCGAGCCTATGGTAAAAATTTACATCATGGCAATGTTGTCGCTAAGTGGACGGGTGTTAGCGGTAATGACCGAGAAATTCTTTATATGGTTATACAGTATGGTGATGGTCCTACAAAAGGTATTTGTTATACTGACGGTAATCCTGATGTATGGTTTGAAGGTCAACCAGCAGCAAACTTTCCTGATGTAACTATTCAAGAACGTGTGGGCACAATGAATCAGTCATGTATGACTGGTTTTGAGAAACTGAAACTCGAAGACCCATTACGCACAGAGCTTCTAAAAGATATCCCGATAATCTACACTACCCATAATGATTTCTTTGATGACCTTGAGTATACAATCCTGTTCCCAAATGGTCTCCGTAAGTATCACAAGTCAGGTGGTATGGATTACTCTGCATGTACAATCAAGGTACGGATACGTGAACATCCCAGTGGTGACTGGACAGAAATTTTCAATACATATATCATTACACGTACGACTGCACCATATTTTAAGTTTTATAAAGTAAGCGATTTATGGGACGGTATTGAAAGAGGTAAGCAGTATGACTTAGAATTCACCAATTTAACAGGTCCTAGTGAACGCCATGTTAATGATGTCTATGTTAAAAGTGTACGTGAAGTCGTTGATGTACCATTTACACGACCAGGGAAAGCGCTCATCGGTATAACTGCACTTGCAACAGAGCAACTAAGTGGGAGTATCGATGTCGAGGTTATCCGTGAAGATAAAATCGTGAATGTCTTCGATGGAACGTCATGGGAATTAAAATATTCACGTAACCGTTCGTGGTGTGAATTTAACATGTTCACACAGCCAGTTATTAGTGGCAGTGGCACCGGCCCTGACCCATGGGTTATTGAATACTACGAAGGTATCTCACCAGAGTATATGGACCTTGATTTCTTCTACAAATGGGCAGAGTTTTGCTCAACACAAGTTCTTGATGGCTACGGTGGATATGAAGACCGTATAGCATGTGATACCATCATTGATTTTCAGACTAATGTTTGGGATTTAGCACAAGAAATCGCACAAATCGGTAGAGCACATCTTTACTGGTACGGTGATATGCTGACAGGATATATTGATACAGTTGTAAGCCCATCAGAGATAACAGAGCTTGTGACAATGGATAACATAATGGCACGCTCGTGGAAAAATGTCTGGGCTGATACCGATGAGCTTGCTGGTAAAGTAGAGGTAATGTATAACGATTCCCGTCGTGGTTATGAACGTATGCCGTGTCCGCTACCAAATGAGTATGCTGGTGATTATACGAAAGCAGTTACAATCGAGGGTGTAGGTATCACAACTCGTGGAACAGCACTTCATACTGCCAATTTTATTCTCGAGCGAAATCGCTTGATAAGGAACATTAATAATTTCCGTAAACATAAAGATGCATTTCGCTATAAACTTGGTCATGTCATACGTGTACAGCATAAGACGCCAAATTGGGGTCAAGCATTTAGAGTTGTTCGGAAGACAGCTAACAATAAAGTTAAATTAGACCGTCACTGTGATGCACCAACCGGCGACCTTTTGTGGGTGCGTACTTATGATGCTGCTACAAAACAAATACGCATAGACAGTTATACCGTACTATCGATATCAAATAATATATTGACTATCGCAGAGACTTGGCTTTCACCTCCTCGTAAAAATGATAGTTGTGCTGTAGGTGGTACCAGTGATATTCAAACACGTCGTATCATCAAAATAAATGTACGTGCAGACAATTACTTTGATATTACAGTAGAGACTTATGATACAGACCTTTTTGATGCTGATGACCGTGACCCAGATAATCCCGACCAAAATTATATTTGGACAAAACCCGCACAGCAGATTTTGCAGCCAATGACGCCAGCTGATATTGCCGCATTGGTAGGTTCGCAAGTTCCACCGCAACCTGACGTGGATGCACCAGTGACCTCAAACTGTAAATGGACTGGCTCTGGTGGTGATACTGTAGCATGGTCAAAAACTGACGCAGACGAGCCTATTCAGTTTAGATATAAGGGGACGACCTACGAGATAACACCAGATGATACAACCGATGAATTCATCTACTGGGACCCAAACTTTACTACTACATTTAGAACTACTAATGATGCAGCAGTTGCAGTTATAGTTGGTAGATGGTATATGTGCCGGAATATTGCAGGGGTGGCATATCCAACTATACCTTTCTCATCGGTCCATGCTGGTGTACTCCAAGCTGGAACTATCACTGCTGCACTTGCTCAAATAGCAGATGCAGCGATTGAGACTGCAAAGATAAAAGACTTGGCTGTAGAAACGTTAAAAATCAAAGATGAAGCGGTAACTGTGCCATCATCCGTTTCTGGTGTAAGTTTAGTATTTACAACTACGGGTAAGAGTCTCTTTATCAATGCTTCTGGTTTAATTTGGTTGAGACAGACTGCGGGAGATGGATGGAGACAGGCACAATTTTCAATAACAGTAAAACGTGATGCTGTAGTTATTTATAACACTGCAGAAATGAATGTTTACACATATTTAGACAACCAAATTGTTTATATTCCTTGGTCGTGCGGTATTACAGATACGCCGGCTGCTGATACATATACATACACAGTACTATTTTCTGAATGGGGTGGTTCGCATGATGGTGAGCTTCGACAGCCTAATATGTTTATTATCGAGACAAAGAAATGAAAAACTTTATAGTGTATAATACGCAAGGGACAATTTTACGCACTGGACTTTGCCAAGACGGTACTCTTTATCTTCAGACAATGGAAGGTGAGTTTGTGATAGAAGGTAAAGCAGATATTGCAACACAGAAGATTGCCAATCCTGGTATTAAAGATGAAATTGTAAATAAGACTCCACAAGAAATTGAAGCAGAAAAACCTCCGCAACCAAAACCAGTTCCCTATAAAGAACAACCAATAATTATTACCAATAAACGATGGCAGGATTTAATTAACAGAG